CCAGAAGGAAATTGAGTTGAGCCTGCCAGGTGCTACGGCATTGGCTACCTCACCGAAGGCTGGTAAAGCCAATAGGTCTGCTAGTCCAGGATCAGTAAGTGGTGATGACAGCAATGACTACAATGTAATCAAGAACAAGTTGGTTGAGCGAGCCATGTCAGGAGACCGGGCATCTGCTGAACTGTATTTCAAGACGTATGGTAAGTTGTACGTGGATGAGGAAGCTGCATCACGTCGTTCTGACTTTAGAGATGCTGATGTAGATTTTTTGTATGAGCGGGTATTGACACTTGTGCCGCTGGATAAGATCGAGGCTGAGCTTGAGAAGCGGAAGGCTGTGGCTGAGTGAACGTAGTGCCTATCTCGTTACGCGAAGCTAATGAGTTCATCTCTCGCTTGCACAGACACCACAAGCCGGTACAAGGACATAAGTGGAGCATTGGTCTGGCTGAGGATGGCGAACTCATTGGCGTAGCTGTTGTCGGTAGACCTGTCTCAAGATACTCTGATGATGGTGCTACTGCAGAGGTGACTCGGCTCTGCACCGACGGTACGGCTAATGCATGTTCGATGTTGTACGGAGCAGCCGCACGAGTAGCAAAAGCAATGGGCTACTCAAAGATACAGACGTACATCTTGCAAGACGAGCCCGGTGTTAGTCTAAAAGCTGCTGGTTGGGTTATGGAAGCTGTCACTACAGGTGGACAGTGGAAGCGTTCTGATGGTTCGCCTCGTCGCAGTGACCAGCCTACTGATCCAAAACAGCGTTGGTCTAAACATTTGGCTGGTTCACGATGAGCAGCCCATCACCTGCAGTTGTAGCCGAGCTGGAAAAGCTATGGTTTGAGATGGAGTGGCGCAAATGTGCCAACGACCCTGAATACTTTATCAGGACATATATCTGGATTGAATCAGAAAGAGACCCTAGAGGTCGTGAACCATTTATGCTGTGGGATTACCAAGAGAGTTCACTAAGAGCATACCTTGAAAGACGCTTCGTAGTTATTCTAAAAGCACGTCAGTTAGGATTTACCACTCTTGCTATGGCTTATGCTATCTGGCAATGTCTATTCAAGCCAAGAGCAAATATCCTACTGATCAGTAAATCCCAAGACTCTGCAGATAAGAACCTAGGCATGGCAAGGTTTATGTACTCGTTCTTGCCAGAGTGGATGAAGTCAAGAGGACCAGTACTAGACGGTGATGCTGCTAAGCAGATGATCTTCCGTTTTGAAGATGGTGTTACAAATAGATTGAAGTCCTTTGCTGGTACCAAGACAGCCGGTGCTGGTGAAACTGCATCCCTAGTTATCCTAGATGAGTTTGCTTTGATGGAAGATCCAGCTAATACTTACCGTACAATCAAACCTACTACTGATGCTGGTGGTAAGTTGATCATTATCTCTACTGCTCGTGGTGGTAGTAATATGTTTGCTAAGATTTATCGTGAGGCAAAGCGTGGGGTAAACGAATTTTTTGCCATCTTCGAACCGTGGTCGTCATCGCGCCTGATTACGCCGGAGCAGTATGAGTTGAAGAAGCGAGAGTTCTCGGCTGAGCCGTGGTTATTCTTTGCTGAGTATCCTTCTAGTGATGATGAAGCTTTCCGTGAGTCTGGTCGTCCACGCTTTCCTTGGGTGCCTGCTGAGATTGATTGTCCTGAGTTTGAGTTTACTGGAGCAATTGAGCAGTTAGATGGTGACCTTATACTGGAGCTTGACCATCCAAGTGAGCCATACAAGAGTAACCTTGCACTAGCATACCCACCAGATGGTTTAGATTTTGGTAGACAGTTTGTTATTTCTGCTGACCCTGCTCTTGGTGTGGGTGCTGACTACTCTGCAGCACACATCTTGCAGCTACTTGAAGACGGCACACCTGAAATTGTAGGTTACTATCACAGCAATACAATGGAACCAGGAGACTGGGCTAGTGAACTTGATCTAATCGGACGGTACTTTACTGGACCAAACCAACCAGCAGCCTTGATGGTAATTGAAAATGCTGGTGGTATAGGTGTATCTATTATCGATAAGCTAAAAAATACGTACAACTATCCTAACATGTACAGGTATCTGCCTCCTGCTTTAGCAAAAAGGAAGCGCGCTCCGGTTATTGGGTTCCCAACTACTAAGGCAACTAAGCCATTGGTGATCAATACCCTAGCTGAGTGGATACAAGACGATGGAGCCGGTCAGTGCAAGCTGCTAAATGTCTATGATAAACTACGAGAAGAGCTGACTACCTATGTCAGACGAGAGAATGGCACAACTGCTGCTGACATTGGTTGCCATGACGACTTAGTTATGTCACTTGCCATTGGTCTCTATGTTCTGATTGAGGAGATTAGCCCTGTCGGTAGCGGCCCAATAGTTGAGGCACCTAAGCCAGGAGAGTTTCGTTTGGATTTGGCACCGATCTATGAGGAGGCAGCTATGATCCATCGCTACGAGGAAAAGGCAAATCGAAGATTCTGGGCGCAGCACAGACGTAACGTCAGAAGGAATAGGAGAAACCGTGGCTAGCAAGATTAGACCATACGAACTCACTGAGATTCAAGACCTCATTGAGGATGCTAAGATGCGTTATGGCTGGAGACACGACTGGTTCCGTTCACTAGAAGCCTTGTATCGCACAGGTAAGTCAATGCCAATTAGCCAGTCAACTATTACTGGTACAGTTTTTGAACGTCTACACCCTGCTGATCTAGAAACTATCAACATGGTGCTACCACACTTGAACATTATTATGGCATCTGTTGTAGCTCGTGACCCTAAGCCTATTGCTGTACCCTATGCAGGTGGCGAAGCAGCAGAAGTTACAGCTAAGGTTGCTGAATCAGTAGCAAATTACTACTGGCTACGCACTCAGGCTACTTCAGTTCTTCGTGATATGGCTCAAGACATGGTAGTTTTGGGTAATGGTTTCTGTAAGATTGGTTGGAAGCACAGTGTAGTAGAGACTCCACGTGCAGAGCAAGCAATTGCACAAGATCTTGAAGGTGTAGTAAGAGCAGAAGTTGGGTTAGCTGTAGATGAAAACCGTCCAGTAGCCTCAATTGAAAAAATGATGGAGTATGTTACAGTAGTAGATCGTAGAGTTGAGACTGATGAACCTTATGTAGAGTATGTCTCACCATATGATATCTTTTTTCCTGCTAATGCACGACGCTTAGAGGAGACACGCTGGGTAGCACAACGAGTAATTCTTCCAATTGATGAAATCAAATCAAACCCAGCACTAACCAATACTGATAATCTTATTCAAGATGGACTAATTGACCTACGTGAGAAGGATACAGGTCGTGGAGACCCATCTATCTTAGAGCCAATGATCTATGAGACTGCAACTATCTACGAATTCTACGATATGCGTACTCGTACATTGACAGTTACGCAGCTTGGAGCAGAGAAGCCGCTATATCGTGGAGAAATTCCTTATAGCCACCGCTATGCACCGTTTGTACACATGCGTAACTTCGCAGATGGTGGGCAAGAAATCTGGTCATTCGGTGATCTTGAGAATATTGCTTCATTACAAGAGAAGTTGAACGAAACATTTACTGAGCAGGTAGATAATATGCGCCGCTCTGGTAATAAGTACGTTACAATCCGTGGAATGTTTGATGCTGAGAGCCGCGACCGCCTGGAATCAGACGAGCCGGACGTAGTAGTGGAGATGGAATCCATCAATGGCCTGACTCCACGCGATGCAATCAGCGTATTGCCACGAGCTCCGCTACCATCAGACATTTATAACGCACAAGGTAAGTTTGAAGATGCAATGCGTCAAGTACTTGGCATCAATGACTTCCAAGCTGGTGGTGTTGGAGCAGATCGCATGTCTGCATACGCAGCAGCAGTGGTAGATGGCGTAGCAACACTGCGTGCAAAGGATAAGCAGCAGTCTGTTGAGAAGGCAGCTGGTGCAATCTTCAATCAAATCATTCGTCTCTGCCAGGAATTCATGGTAGAAGAGCGAGCAGTGCGTCTAGTTGGTACAAATGGTGGCGTATGGGCAGACATTGATACTAGCGTATTGACTGGTGAGTTTGATATGCGTGTAGAAGGTGGCTCACTATCAGCTGTCAACCCAGCAACTAAGCAAGCTCGTGCAATTGAGATGCTATCAGTTATCGTTCCTACTCTTGCAACATACGGATATGATACTGAACCAGCACTTCGTCACATTGTACGAGAACTTGGTTATGATTCTGATATGTTCTTAGTCAAGCCACAACCTGTTGCACCTGCAGCACCTGAGGCTATGGCACCAATGCAGGCAGAACCTACTGCTGCTGCACCACAAGACCTAATGAGTCTATTAGGTGGTGCACCACAGCCAACACCAGAGGAACAATTGTTAGCAGGACCAGCAGAGGTGGGTACTGAAGAACTACCACCTGAAGCTGGACTCGCTGGTCTTATATAATCCCTGTCGGATTACGGCACATAGATAGGAGAGTAGGTCGTCTTGGCCTGCTCTCATAGCCGAACAAGCAAAGCAACGGATCACAACCGGAAACGTGACTACCGTTGGCTATGACACTCGGGACAGGAGAAGCAAGACTATGGAAGAAGAGCAGAATTTCGAAAGCCTTTTTGGGGCAGCCCTAGCGGAGCTGGAAAGTACAGCGCAACAGCCAACCGCAGAAGAGTCAACAGAAGGAAATGCAGAACCAGCAGAAGGAACAGTTGTTGAATCAACTGAACCGGAAGCCGTTGGAGAGACGGAAGCTGGTGAAGTAGAAACTCCAGCATCTACCGAGAGCAGCAATGAAGAGAAGGCTCAGAGTGGCCCTATTGCTGTAACTGAGGAAGATGTCATTGTTCTTCCTGACGGTACAGAAGTATCAGTCAAGGAAGCGGCGTTACGTCAAGCGGATTATACACGCAAGACGCAAGCGTTGAGTGAGGAACGCAAAGCATTTGATGCAGAACGTGCGGCAGCACAGACTGCAGTTGAGTATGTTGAGAACCTTACCAAATCATGGCAGGCTAATCAGGCGGAAGTTGTGAGTGGATTTGTGGCCTCTACCCAAGATCCAACACTCGTGCTTTCGCAGGTAATCGTAGAGCTTGCTAAGTCAGATAAACTTGACCCGCAGTTCATGGAGACCTTTGGTATTACACCAGAGATCCGTGAGAAGTGGTCTAGTGAGGCGAAGAGCCATTCTGAGTTAGCAGATGTCAAGTCTCGACTTGAACGTTTTGAACGTGAGAAGCAGGCTGTAGAGCAGGCGACTAGCGTCAAGGCACAAGAAGAAGCATTGATTGCTGAATACGAGAACCAGTGGACGCAGATCAAGGTATCAAATAAGCTAGACCTAGACCCTACACAGGATGTCGAAGCAAAGCTTGAGGTACTTCAGTATGCGCTCGCAAACGAGGTTCCTAATCTTGCATCAGCCTGGAAGGCATTGCAATATGAGAAGTCTCAAACCGCAAAGACAACTGCACCTAAGAATGCAGCTGTTGATGCAAAGAAGGCAGCAAGTGGGGCTATCTCATCTAAGTCTGCTGGTGGTTCTGTAGTTGCTCCTAAGGCACCAGGAAACATCGAAGACGCAGTATGGACAGCCTTCAACGAGTTGACTTCTCGTAAGTAATCCTGTCAACCGAACTCTAAGGAGAAAATCATGGCTCTCGGCCAAAACGATTTCAATGAACTTCTGTCCGCAACGGTACAGAAGATTGAAAAGCAACTAGTCGATAACGTAATGACCGCACACCCAACACTTGACTTCCTGAAGGCAAATGTAAAGTCTGCAACTGGTCCATCTGTTATCTTCCCTATCATCGCAGCTGATGACTCATCAACTGTATTCACTGACGCATCAGGTACATTCAACACAGGAAAGTCTTCAGACATTCTTGGTGTTGCAAAGTACGAATGGGCAGAACCACTCGTATCTAAGGTACGCGTTGAGTTCAAGCAGCTTGAAATGAACTCAGGTCCAGAAGCTGTTGTATCACTTGCAAAGGCACACCTTGACGCAGCTGTCAAGGGCCACGGAAAGAAGATCGCTACTGTTCTTCACACTGCTGGTTCAGCCGGATCAGGCGCATTCAACACTCTTGACGAACTCATCTCAAACTCAGATAAGCTAACAACTACAACTTCACGTACCGTTGGTGGTATCCGTGGTGGTGTTGCAACTAAGTCTGTAACTGACTACGAGCGTGCTGGTACAACAGCAACTCTTACAATCGGTGCTAACGATTATATCGTTGGTGACTCAGTAGTTGTAACTGGTGTTATCGCTGCAGTTGCTGGTACATTCACACTTACTGCTGTGACTGCTACAACCATCAGCTACACAACTGCTACATCTGCAACCGTAGGTACAACTGCAACCACTGGTTCAGTAACTGCTGATGCAATCAAGTCATACTGGGCATCAACTGAGAAGACAATCCCAGCATCTGGTGGTGGATCACAGGACATCCGTACAGCGTTCCGTACAATCTCTGACGACATCTATGTCGCTTCAGGTGAGCGTCCAAACGCAATCATTGCTGGCCGTAACGTGTTCTCAGAATACGAGAACTCATTTGACAGCAAGATTCAGTACCCAGGAGTTGGTGGAACAGTGGATTCACGCTTCCGCCAGATTGACTTCGACGGTATTCCTGTACGTCTAGACCCAGACGCACCAGTAGACACAGCTTACTTCATCAACACCGAGTACCTAACTCCACGTTATCTTGGTGGTAACTTCATGAAGGCTATGCCTGCACAGCAAATCCAGGGCACACTTGACAGCGTAACTCCGCTTGCGTCAGTCATCTGCGTTGGTACAAACAATCGCCGTGCACACGGTAAGCTTGTCCGCTCATAACCAGTAGATAAGCCGGGAGGCCCCTGATAGCTTCGGCTGTCGGGGGCTTTCCCTTTTGTCGGCACCTACTCCATAGGTGAGGAAGGAGCGTCCCAATGAACCTATCACAACTAAGATCACATGTTCGGTCGCTTACTGGTATTGCATCTACTGATATCATTTCAAACGCTGACCTAAACATATTTATCAATGAGGCATACCTAGAAATATGTCGTGAGTCTGACTGGCCATTCCTTAGAGCAGAGACAACGCTCAACCTTACCAGTGGAACAGCTTCTTACGCAATTCCAGCAGGTGTGGCAGAGAACGCCATTGCCAGTTTTGCAGTACTATCTAATGACACTAACCGTAGGCAGCTACGACCACGTAGTCGTTACACCACAGATGACTCAATGGGACCACTTATTACAGGTCACCCACTAGAGTACTCTTGCTGGGCTGGTCAAGTACAGGTGTTTCCAACACCAGAAGTCAATGAGACTGCTACTATTCGTTACTTTGCAGAGCCAGCCGAGCTAGCAACTGATACAGACTCACCAATCTTTGAGGCAAAGTTTCATAGTCTTGTAGCTTACGGAGCATCTGTACGTGTATTGATCCGCGAAGGCGACGACACAGAACGCCGTGGTTTCTATAACGCTCAGTTCCAGAATGGTATGGAGCAAATGAAGGGCGATTATCTCAGCGAGCGCGACCGCTCCATCATGCGCCTTGGTGGACGACGCAGAATCTTTGGACGACGCGACAACTTCTACGGGGTGTAAATATGCGCATCATTGATATTGTAAACTTTAGTGGTGGCATACATGAAGCTTTTGCGCCATCAGACTTTACTGACCGCCAGTGGACCGGACTCAAGGGGTTCTATCTACGTGACGAGACACGCATTCGTTCACAGTGGCCAGTTCAAAGCATCGGTAGCGAAACCGGCTTTAGAGAAATCAAGCCGATTGTAGCGTACGATGGAACTAAATTTATCGTTGGTATCAAGACAAATGGCGAAGTCTGGCGAGCACCGGCTCCAACAAATAGCGACCTATACACAACCGCAAACGCTATCAGCTGGACACGAATCACAAGCGTCAATGGAACCTCAACACTAACCGTAGGAACTAATGCTCATTTCCAATGTGAGACCACTCTCCAGGTATCGTCAATTGCAAGTAACAAAAAGATACCAGCACTTATTATCAATCAATCAGATGATATTACTGATACTGTTGGACCGGTCATGGTCTGGGCAGAAGGATCGTCAAGTATAAATGCATATCGTGTTCTCGATCCAGCAGGTGCAATTGGTATCTATCCTGGTTATGCACCTAGTGCTCCGTCTAATGTGACCGCTGTTCAGAATGCTGGAAACGTAGATGTTACTTGGACACATGGTTACGCAGGTTCTTCGGCTATCACTAGCTGGAATATCTATGATGGCGCTGGTACTCTAAAGACTACAGCTTTGGCTGCGGCAACAACTGCTTCGTACGCTGGTACGGTTGGCGCTGGTACGGTTGTACGTGGCGTGAACGCATACGGCGAAACACCTTTCGCTGCAGGCGGTGGCATTATCGTTCCAGCATCTGGCTATATGCCACGTGCAAACACTGCAGTTATGTGGGCAGGACAGTTGATTCTTGGTGACATTGAATACTACAAAGACCCAACCGATTACGATAAGGGTATTGCTTTATCTTCTGCCAATAGTGCACGCCTACGCAATGGTATTTGGTTTAGCAATATTGATGCATCTACGACGTTTGACCCTCTTGCAGTGTTTACTCTAGGCAATCCTGATACTATTATCACAGGTCTTACTGTATTGCCACAAGGTCTGCTTGTTACTACAACAACTAACACAAATGACACTGGCATCTATCTGTTGCGTGGCAACTCAGCCGGTCTAATCTTGGACGAAGAACTATCGTTGAACTTTGTAGTTGAACTAATTCGCGGTGGATTCTCTACACCAACTGGTTCTAGCTCACCCGGCTCTATTGCTTCGCTATGGCCATCTGTTGGAACTGTAGCGTTCCTAGATGACAAGTCGCTTGTGTGGCAAACTAATACACAGGATGTAGTGCAGTTAGATCAGTATGGTCCGATACCTCCTACTGCCTACGCAACCACAGACTGTCTTGCGACTTGGGATAGGTATCTATTTGTCTCTCGTGGCGGTCGTCTGATTGTAATGCGTGAGTTTGGTCAGGAAGGTTCTTGGACTGAATTGATTACGCCCGGCGGAGCAACAGCTAGTTCTCTCTGTGAGGTTGGAAACTCCCTATACTTTATTGCTAATGACGGTACCGGTGCGAAGGTATGGAGATATAATCTGTACCCAGTTGGTACCGCAAATGCAGAGACTGGATTTATCAATGGCGCAGCACAGGACTTGATTGTAACAACCCGTCCGGTTGGTGAGCCTAACCGTTACGAGAAGCAATTCTGGCATCGTATTGGTTTACGCTGTCGTGGTACGTCAACTAGCACACTGAAGGAAATCTCCAGTTGGAATGGAAGTCCTCTTCTAACAGGAACTAGCGCATTGCTAACCACCACATTTAGTCCCGCTAAGACAGTAGGCACGAGATTTGAAGTTGTAGTTCCTGCACACGGTCCCAGTATTGAAGCCGTTGCTAGGATAACCTTGACTGGCAGCGTAGAAGTAGAAGCTGTAGACTTCTATGTTCACGGTAAGAAACCACAGAGGCTCTAATCATGGCAGACCGTAACCCCATATTGCCTCCGGTCAGCGCAACTAACATCCAATTCAAGGGTGACGTGCTTGACGCAAAGATTACCACTGAGGTAGCCAAGGCAACTTCTACGGCTAATGCTGAGAATATCAAAAAGGGTAAGGTTGTCAGTTACTCTTTATCAACCCGCACTGGCACAGCTACTATTGATACACAAACAGTATCGTTTCGTGACTCTACATTACGCTTGCTAACCACTGGAGACAATATTGTCTTAGGAAAGCTTGCTAATGATGCACAGGATTGGGTAGTAGTTGGTGTACTAAAGCCGGACACAGGCACAGGCACAGCACCTAACGTTGGTATAGCAACTATCTCTACTGGCTTTCCAATCAATACAAATGCTATACCGTTTCCCATCAACCCCGATCTTGTTGAAACCGCACCAGCTCGTAACGCTCCAATGGTATCTCTTTGTTATGATATGAGTAACGCTCTGGGCTTAGGCTCTGATACTATCATTGGACCTGCTACTGGTACAGCTGGTATCAATTTACTATCACGTACTACAGGAACAGCAACGGCTTTGTATACCTCTCCTGTTGCCCTGGATAATCAACACAATGTCTATATTCAATCAAGTGGTACAATGTTTGTCTTTACCAGAACAACAGCAGCAGCTAACGGAAATAAGACTCTATATTATAGAACTGCTGGTGCTGGAAGCTGGACTTCTCAAACCTACTATGGTAATACAATTGCATTTGACCAGTCGACTGGTTGGCTATGGTTTTATAATGCTGGATGGTTCAAGTTTGCACCTACTGATACAACTCCAGTATCAGTAGCTTTTGCAACAACAGTTACCCCAACCAATGATTACGTTGAGGTTACTGCTGGTCGCGGTAAGCTGGTTGTTCACACTGGTACTGGTACCGCTACTGTCTATCATAAGAACTCAAATGATACTGTAAACTGGACGACCGGCGGCACCTATGCTACTGCTAACTGGGACTCACCAAGGACGACTTACTTCAAGTTCCCATCTGTGGTCGCTGGTTCTGATGCGGCTTCATACTACATGAACGCAGATACTGGTACAACTACATGGCATGTACGCAAGGTCACTACTGCCGGTACGGTATCTGATGTAGATCTAAATATATCTACTGTGACTTACTTTGTGCAAGGGTATTTGATTACTGCTGCCGCAGATGTTATGTTCTATGGTACAGCTGTAGCCAGCGCATTTGGTGGTAGTGGGTCAGAGTTTGTGCCGTACATTGGGGTCTTTGACCCTGGTTCTGGGACAACGGTTTTTGCATGGTACGATCTTACTAGAAACAGCACAACCCGTAGCCAAGTATTGATGACTCAACCTGTTGAGCTCGGCTCTGGTACATTCAGGTGGGGCGCTAGAGATTATGCTCCGGCTCCTGATGAGTTCTGGGTCTACGAAGGAATCATCTAATTGTCGGCACCTATCTCATAGGTGAGGGCAACGGCTCAAAGGAGGGTGCATCTTGGCATCATATACAGTAAAAACTGGTGAC